ATCACCTGTAGTAGTGGCGAATGATTTATTGCCGGGCCACGGTTGCAACGAAACAATGACAGACGTTTCTTTGTTAAGCTCGGGATACCAGTTCTTGCAGGTTTGCGCAGACAGCCTTAAATCGCTATGCAAATACGCTTGGCCAATCGCGGGTAAGCTAGTACGCATTAACTGTAACGCCGATTACTGTTGTAATAAGGGCTTAATGCAGGATCAACAGACAATAGCCCCGGCTGCGAGTAATAATCTCGCAACCCCTCCAACCCTTGTGCCGCCAATATTATTTTTAGCTGATCAATAGGCGCGTCATACTCGGCAGCTAACTTAACGGCTAAGTTGTATTTAATTGGCTCTATATGATCATCTGGGTACGGCACGGCATCATTAACCGTTAAGGTGACATGCTCTAACGGTATTGCTTGGTTTTTCCACGCATGCAACATATCGTTAAATTGTGTAACACCGTCCGATTCCTGCTCAGCAGTGAGGGTTTCTCCTTCTGCTACGATGCTCGCAAGTTTAAACGCCGATTTAATAACCGCTTTAACTGTCGGCATTTTTCACCTTGGGCGCATCGGTAAAGCCTTTAGGGCAAACACCGTCTAGGCATAGTCGGCCTACACCGTCTTTGTCGTAGAACCATGCTGGTCCTTTGGCGTTAGGCGTTACCTCTACTTCAGGCTCTGTTACTTCGGGTGTTTTATCTTTAGCTTTAGGCATTATTTATTCTCCAAAAAGAAAAAAAGAAAAGGGGGCCGAAGCCCCCTTTGCTTAACCGGCAACACGACAGGCCAATTCACGGCGCAATGTTTTATATCCATAAAGGACATCACATCGCGTGCGAATTTGGTCGTTCACGAAGTCGTAGTCACGAATCAATCGCAATGAAATACCGTCATACACTTCACGGGCTGCAAAGTCTGTACCTTTAGGTAAGACCAGATCAGCTGTCGCAAAAGTGAAGGCATTTTTGTGGAATGCAATTGAGCGTTCGTACGCCGTAGACGCCGTACCTAACACTGTAACCGTTGCGTTATCCGCAGGCACCGCAGTGATATTCTGGCGACCATTAGCTGTAGCGTTGAATGGCGGATCAACAGCAACCGATCCAGCACCACCCGCATAAGCGGCTGTTACTACAAACTTCTGCAACACGCCAGTGTCAGCTTTAGTCTCAGGATGTACGCGGTTAACACCGGCACAAGTGAGAATATCGCCCACTACCAGCGCGCCCGTACCGGTATCAACTGGCAAAACTGCATCGCCTGAAGTTACCGTACCGTTCACTTGATAGTTAGCATCGGCAGCACCACGAGACGCTTGTGTTAACAAGGTGTTCTCATAGATATCACCAAAGCCTGCTGTGCGACCTAACATACCTTCGCGGTACTGCTTAGAGATTTGCGTTGAGTCTTGGAAAAGACCTTTTAGCGAATCAACTAATTCAACCGAGTCAGTAGTGTTAAGAATTAAGCAGCGCTCACTACCGGGGGCCAACTCATCTACCAAAGACTTTCTAGCTTGTAGCAAGGTCTTAAATGTTGGTGAGGTGCCTGGTGTGCCTACTTGGTTATTACAATCACTGATCATGTTCAAAGCATCAGCTTCGACTTTAGCGGCAAGTACTGCCATTGCAGGCTCGATAAATCGGTCCCGAAAGTCGTCGATCTTCATGGTTAAGTCGGCACTGGTAAATTCCATGCCAACGTGTTTTTGAGATGTAACATTTAACGTGACTTCTTCTTCAACTGAATCTTGCGCTGAAAAAGTGGCACCGTCTGTTACGGTGTATCGTGCAGGCTTACGAATGCGAAGTGCTGTACCGATCTTAGCGCCGTCTTGTGCAAACTGAGAGTCATACTGACGATCAATATTGCCGACAAAGTTAAGTTTTTGGTGAAGAACTCGCAAAGCTTCCCGCGTGATCATGCTTGGGGTTAATAGCGTATTACTAGCCATAATTTAGTTACCTTTAACGTATTTCCCCGGCGTTCCTTTTTGACATCCAGTCATCGATTGACAAAGTGTCAGGATTGATGGACGCAGCCTCGCCGCCACCTTGCAGCGGTTTAATTGGGGCTGGAGCTCCGGAGACGGTTTTTACAGAAGGCAAGGAAGCTTTCGCTTCTATCTTACCCAGCTCATAGGCTTGTGCAGCAGGCGGTAAACTGGCTATTCGATACGACTCTGTAGGGTTACTTGCTAAGTGATAAGCAATTTCTGGCCCTGCATCGGAGGTTTGAATAACACCGGCCATATGGTCGGTAATAACTAAAGAGGGATTGCCAACAGCGGCATGATAGTCAGGGACTTTCTGGGCAAACTCGGCAGCTCTCAGATCAAACGCGCTCTTCTGTTGTTGCGCTATCACGTCTTGCTGTGTTTGTTTGTTTATCCCTACTGCTGCGTTACGTGCTAAGTCATAAATTTGCTTGGAGTATGCTGCCGATGCCGACTGATAAGCCTCGTCCGTATCAAAACTTAACGGGTTTGGCATAACAGGTAATTCAACTTCGGGCGCAACCTCAGGCTCTTTAGGCTTCTGCATACTTTCTATTTGTTTTTTATAGAAATCTGCTTCAGCTATAGCGCGCTGCTTTCCTTCTTTTTCAGTTTCTCGCTGTGTCACAAGCTCGTCGATACGTTTTTGAACGCCTTTAGGTTTGGCTTTCTCGGTAGTCTCTTCACCGGGGCTGTTAACCGTGCCCTCATCGGTACTGGTGGCTGAGTCCAGTAATTCTTCAGCCGGTTCGTTGGCAGATTCAACGGATAAATCTTCTGCTTGCACTTCTTCACTCATGGTTTTCGCTCCTCAGCGGATAAGCCCGAAAAAGCCTTTCGGTAGGCATAAAAAAACCCGCCGAAGCGGGTTCTTGTTGATAATTTTGTTTGTTGGGAAATCTATAACATGTTCAGAGTGATCTCATTCTCGATCTCTTGCGCCTGACCGTCTTGAACATCCTTGTAGGTCTTAGCCTCTTTAGATTCAATCTCGGCTTCTGCATCTCGTTTCTGAAGGTCTAATGCTTCTTGTTGTTCTGCCATAGCTGCTTGCTGCGCTTCCTGCGCCTCAGGTGATTCGTTATCACCGATAATCTCAGGCGGTATAGTCCGCTTTAATCGATCTGCAATTTCGTCAGCACCGGGCCAGTCCATGTTTCTCGCCAGTAGATCACTACTGACTTCAGCCGCTCCGGGTACTGCGCGAACAAAGTCAATCATTGAAGCAGCAGCTTCCATTTTCTGCGTTGCAAATGACGGACCAACGGTAATGGTAAGATCGTACTTACCTGTGGTCATGTCGTGCGCTAATATCTCGCCGCTTTCAGACTGAAATACCTGATTGATAGGCACCTCTTTAACCGATGAGTCCTCACCTAAAATGCGAACAATTCGAGGGGTATCGTATATTTTGGGAATAAGATCTAGCAGGATGTATCCTGTATGCTCTATCGCTACAGCTAGATTATCTATCCATTCAAAAGTAGCGGTATCGCCTTCTCTCGCTCTCGCTAATATAGCTCTGCCTGACGTTTCATTTGAGCGATTACCAACGGCCGCATCATACAAACCGGTAGTGTTTTTAATATCGTCGGCCGCTTGGTTACGCTGCTCTATCTCTGCCACATTCAGCGGTGCTGGCTGCTCTCGCTGTGGGCGCATACCCGGTGCATCTGGATCGGGTGTGTAAGGTAAAAACGCTAGATTAGCCGTGTTTGCTTTCTCCCATAGCTTTTTATGACTAGAGAACATCTTGCTAGTACCGACATACGGCACCTTGGGTGCGAGCGCAATCTTCTCTGTGATCTGCGTAGTCCAGTAGTTATACATTCGCTGTGAGTCTTTGGCATAACGAATTAATGACACAAAGCGGCTACGATTCTCTAAAAACTCTTCAGGGCCAAACACACTCACAATGGGGATAATACTGCCCGCCCACTTCTTCGGCTTTTCTAGCTCGCTCACGCCGTCCAGTAGTGAACGATAGATCTCAAACGAATCCACGGTTTTGATATTAACAATCCGCTCATTACCTTGAAGCTCGTTAATATTGTCTTTGAAGTCGGTAACATCAATCACTTGCCCGTCATCTATCTGAGCAATGTATTTCTTAATAGGTCGCTTTTCCCAGTACGCCGCCACCCTTATCTTATCCTGCTCAAACCAGCCACCAGCCGACTCTCGATAAACAGGATCGTCCCAGTTTTGCGGAGCTTTATCAGGATACTTAGCCTCAAACGCTTCCTTGGTTATGCGCTCAACCACAAAGCAATACATAGCATCTGAGCGATCAAGCTCTTTTGCGTTAGCATCCCATATCACCGACATCGGGCTATCGATGCGTTTGATAAAGATATCTTGCTCAAATGAGCTATCGTCAGCGTAATCAGTACACACTTGCCAATGACCCATAGAACAAGTAGCTGTTTGCGAAAGCGCAGTCACATAAATATTACTTGCTCGGGACTGATCTTCAATGTTGCGTATCAACCCTTCAAATACTTTAGCTGTATCTTCAGTCGCATCCTTTGTTGGTCGCACTTTGATAGCGGGCTTGTTCTGTCGAGCATCACCGGTTATTTGACGAATATACTTAGGCAGTAAGTTAATCGTTAAACAAGGACGGCCCTCCGCCTCTCTCTGACGCTTTACCTCAGCAGGCCATTGATCACCACTGGCAAATCTTAAATCATCAGCAGCCAGCTCTAGCGATTCACGAGCACCCTCTTCGGCTAGACGATAACGCTCTTTAGCCTGTTGGAGATGTTCGCTCACGACATCCACCCGCTACTTGCAGGCAGCATATCGCTAAAATCTTCTTCATCATTCGCAGCTGATGGGAATAGAAAGGTTGCTCCCCACACCATTGCGTCAGCACGATCAGGCGATGCACCGCCGGTGTAACCTGATACCGTCATGGCGCACAATTGATCCTCAAGCTCAGGAAACGAACCACCAAACCGCAGCTTGCCGTCATCGGTTAATACAGAGATAGGCTCGGCTCTCACCACTTTACCGCGAGTCGCCGTAACTGCTGTGAAAGGAACGTTTGCATTCTCTGCTTTAATAACTGCTTCAACCATTGCACCACCGTAATTAATTTCTGCCACAATTCGATCCGCTTTCCAGCGCTCATAAGCACTGAATGCAATCTTGGCCCATCCGCTAGGGCCAAAGCGGCCCGATAAATCTTCTAGTACGTATAACTTGCCGTCAGTTGCTAAACCCATAACAACAATGCCTACTTCATCTGAGCGCTCACCCTCTTTACCCGAGCACCCACTTGGGTCGATAGCGACGACAATGCGCTGCATTGAGGGCAACTCATCCATATAGCGCTGCTTTTCAATACTCTCAATCGACCAAAGCGCACCCTCTGTTGCATCTGCATAACCACCATCAAGAAAGCGTTTGCGCATAGTGGGTGACATATTGCTTAAGCGTTTTAGATAGGTAGGGCTAAGATTCTCAACGTTGTCCGTTGGGTTCATCTTGATAAACTGATACTGCTCTTTATCAGCCAAAGGCCGCTTAGTTTTAGGATCTAAACCTTTATGCCAAATCACATACGAGTAATGAGCAGTCGATGGTGGATTACAGTCGTAATAAGCTTTTAGTCTTAAGCCGCAATTCTGCGCCAATCGTGTTAATGCAATCTCTATCGATGTATAGGGTATCTGTGAGATCTCGTTAAATAACATCGTTGCGTATTCTTGACCTAACACCTTTTCCGTGCGGTCTTTATCATCCAATCCACCAAACCAAATCTCTGAGCCATTGGGAAATCGGTAGAACCAATCTGTCTTATCTAATCGGCAATGCTCAGCAACACCCGGAAAGCACAAATCCATCATTTTAGGAAGCGTGTCATAAATGATCGACGCTTTAATATGATTGAATCGTAATCTGAATATCGCATGGCGACTGTTTGGTACTGCTAGTGCGCGTGTAGCAATGGCGCGTAAAGCAATAAAGGTTTTGCCTGATCTTGATCCGCCCTCTAATAGAATATCTTGGGCGTCAGAGGCTAGTAGTGCGTTGGCTGCTATTTGTTTATCGGTAAGCTTAAAGGAGGTTGGCATCGATTGAATCGATAGTGACCGTCACTTGACTTGAGGTCTCAGTCTTATCAGTAAACAGCTTAAGGTGCTTACCTATACGCTCTAAGTTCTGACCTTTATCTGCCAGCTTCACCTTAGTCTCAATAATCGTGTCGTCATCTCCATCCTTCCCTGCAATTCTACGAGTCGTTATCTCTGTGATTGCAGCAGCATGATCTCGGTCAAGGTCACTGATCGTCCTCAGACCGTCTGTGCCTTCAACTATAAAATCCTGTACGTTATACGTGCCAAGCTTACAAAGTTCAGCCAGCACCATCTCAGCGTCTATGCCGACCGATATAGCCCTTGCATCCATCCCTTTCTGGATACGCTCAGCCACCTTAGCATTTGTTAGCAGTCGGCTTCCTTCTACGCTAGCTGAATCTTCTGCGTAACCCGCACGTATAGCGGCCTGTGTTCCATTGCGGTCAACGAGATACTCTTTGCAGAATAAAGCCTGTTTGGGAGTAAGCTTTTCACTCATTGAGTCTTCACTCGTATAGTGATTGATTGCTTGAATGTTCTACCCATACTTGTAGTTACCGTGTTAGTGAGTTCGTAGTTAACGCCGTTTGTGCCGCCGCTTATCCATACTGTTGCTGATTGACTATT